AACTGGAGAGAAAGCGATGGCAACGGAATACAAAGCACCACGCAAGCTGCCGATGACTGAGAGTCAGAAGATCAAGGAGCTGCGCCGGATGATGATCGAGGGGCGCGGTAAGGCCGTTGTCCAGAAGATCATCGACATTGCACTGGAAGATGGCCACCCAGGCCAGATGGCGGCGTTGAAGATGTGCGTCGACCGCACCTTGCCGGTCAGTATGTTTGAGAAGAGCAACGGCCAGCGCAGCGCAGTCACGATCAATATCACAGGACTGGACGGCACGCCGCTCCAGATCGGCGCACCCAGCGCCACCGAACCGCTGACGCTGGAGATGGACACGCTCCAGCCCCAAGGAGACATCAATGGATAGTTATCTGGACAGTTTGGGGCTAACGCCGGCCGAGCTGAACAAGGTTATGTACCACCGCGCGAACATGGCCAATCCTGGCCGCGACGCCGAAGGGAACCCGATCACCATCTACGCCACCGGCATTGAGATTCCGTCGGGAAAGTACAAAGGGCAGTTCGTGTCGGTGCCGGGGTACGTCGGCGGGCGCGTCATTGAGGACGAGGGCGAGCTGTGGAAAACTTGGAAGAAAGACATCAACGCGGGTAAGTGGCCAATCTACCCGACCAGCGACGCGCTAAACGCGCGGGATAGCTGGCTGCACCAAGTCATGGACCGTGACATGCAGATGCTGCGCGCGCAACAGGCGCCGGCAGCGCCGCTGGCGCCCGCGTTCATGTACAAAGACCCGTTCGGAGCGCCTGACTAATGGCTGACCTTAATTTTCAGTTGCTGCCGTGGCAGCAGACGGTCTTCTCCGACCCGACGCGGTTTAAAGTGGTGGCCGCCGGGCGCCGGTGCGGCAAATCCAGACTGGCGGCGACCACCTTGTTGATTGAGGGGCTGCGCTGCCCGCCCGGCTCGGCCGTGCTGTACGTCGCGCCCACCAACGGGCAGGCGCGGCAGATTATCTGGAACGTGTTGCTGGACCTGGGGCGGGACGTCATCGCCGGCAGTCATATAAACAATCAAGATATCACTTTGATCAATGGCGCGACAATTTATGTCAGGGGCGCCGACCGGCCGGACACGCTGCGGGGGGTCAGTTTGACCTACGCCGTGCTGGACGAGGTAGCGGACATTAAGCCGGAGGCGTGGGAACAGGTCATCCGGGCGAGCTTGTCGGACAAGAAGGGGCGCGGGCTGTTCATCGGCACGCCCAAGGGGCGGAACTGGTTCCACGACCTGTACAAGTTGGGGCAGACGCAGAACGACAGCGACTGGAAGAGTTGGCACTTCACCACCAAGGACAACCCGCTGATCGACCCCACTGAGATCGAGTCGGCGAAAAAGACGCTGTCGACGTTTGCATTTAAGCAAGAATACATGGCCAGCTTCGACAACGCGGGCTCGGACGTGTTTAAGGAAGAGTGGATCAGGTACAGCGACGAGCCGCAGTACGGCAGCTACTACGTGGCGGTCGATCTAGCGGGGTTCGAGGAAGTTGCCAAGCAGGCGGCGAATTCGAAAAAGCGGCTGGACGAGTCGGCGATCGCGATTGTCAAAGTGACCGAGGACGGGACGTGGTGGGTGAAGGAGATTCAGCACGGACGGTGGGACATCCGGGAGACGGCGGCGAAGATTTTGATGGCGATGCGCGACTACCGGCCGATGTCGGTGGGGATCGAGCGGGGGGCGCTAAAGAACGCGGTTTTGCCGTATTTGAGTGACTTGATGCGTAAGAATAATGTATATTCGCACATAGTTGACCTTACGCATGGCAACCGAAAGAAAGCCGACCGGATAATCTGGGGACTTCAGGGTCGTTTCGAGCATGGCCGCATTGTGCTAAACGAAGACGGCGACTGGGAAACATTCCTCGACCAACTGCTGCTGTTTCCTGCGCAGGGCGTACATGATGACTTGCCCGATGCATTGTCCTACATAGATCAGTTGGCCGTAACCTCTTACTTTGAGGACGACGCGGGCGATGATTGGGAACCAATCGACGTGATCGCTGGAGTGTAAGATGGACCAAAACGACTTTGATCAGCCCGACGAGGCTGATAAAGAACTGGTGGCGTTTGTCACCGACCACTGCGACCGCTGGCGCGTCTACCGCGATACTAACTTTTTGCCGGATTGGGAAGAATACGAGCGTATCTTCCGTGGCCAATGGGCCGTTCAAGACAAGACACGCGACTCTGAACGCAGTCGCATCGTCACCCCCGCAACACAACAGGCCGTAGAGACACGAAACGCCGAGATTATGGAGGCGATTTTCGGCTCCGGCGAGTTCTTCGACATCAAAGACGACATCCAAGACGTTAACGGTAACCCGATGGACGTCGAGATGATCAAGAATCAGTTGATGGAGGACTTCAAGAAGGACAAACTCCGCAAATCGATGGAACAAATCGAGCTGATGGCGGAGATTTACGGCACTGGCGTGGGCGAAATCATGGTGTCGATGGAGAAGGAGTACCTCCCAGCGACGCAACCGATCCCCGGGCAGATGGGGCAGGCGGCCATTGGCGTGCTAGAGAAGCCGCGCGTGTCGGTCAAGCTGGTGCCGGTGAACCCGAAAAACTTTTTGTGGGACCCGAACGGCACGACAGTCGAAGATTGCATGGGCGTGGCGGTCGAGAAGTACGTATCGATCCACAAGGTGGTGCGCAACATCGAGCGCGGCATCTACCGCAAGGTCAACATCACCCCGACCTACGAAGAAACGCAGTTAGAACCCACACAAGAGATCAGTCAGTACCAAGATGAGAAGGTCAAACTGCTGACCTACTACGGTTTGGTGCCGCGTGAGTACTTAACAGGCAACGATGAAGACGTCGTTGAGCTGTTCCCGGAAGATTCGGCGGCCGAAGACTACCAAGACATGGTCGAGGCGATCGTAGTGATCGCCAACGATGGGATGTTACTGAAGGCGGAAGAGAATCCTTACATGATGAAGGATCGTCCGCTGCTGTCGTACCAGAACGACACGGTGCCGAACCGTCTGCCAGGGCGCGGGACGGTCGAGAAGGCGTACAACTCGCAGAAAGCGATCGATGCCGAGGTGCGCTCGCACCTAGACAATCTGGCGCTGACCTCTTCACCGATGATGGCAATGGATGCGACGCGTCTGCCGCGCGGGATGAAGTTCGAAGTGCGGCCGGGCAAGGCGCTACTAACCAACGGTAACCCGAACGAGATTCTGTTCCCGTTCAAGTTTGGTCAGACAAGCAACGACAACCTGGCCACCGCAGCGAAGTTTGAGAACATGCTGCTGCAAGCCACCGGTACGCTTGATTCACAGGGTATGGTGAGTCAGGTTGCACGCGATGGCGGCGGTGCGGGCATGTCGATGGCCGTTGCATCGATCATTAAGAAGTACAAACGCACGCTGGTGAACTTCCAAGAGGACTTCTTGGTGCCGTTCATCAAGAAGGCGGCGTTTAGATACATGCAGTTCGACCCCGAGCGCTATCCGTCGGTCGATATGAACTTCGTGCCGACTGCGACGTTGGGCATTATCGCCCGCGAGTACGAGCAGGCGCAGTTCATCTCGCTGTTGCAGACCTTGGGGCCGAACACACCGGTGCTGCCGATCATCTTGAAGGGCATCGTGGCTAACAGCTCACTGTCGAACCGCATGGAGTTGATGTCAGCGCTCGATCAGATGTCGCAACCGAACCCAGAACAGCAGCAGATGGCGCAGATGCAGCAGCAGCTCGCACTGCAAGCAGCGCAGGCGCAGATTGCGGTCAATCAGACGCAGGCAGAACAGAACCGTGCGGAGGCCACGAAGACGTTGATCGAGGCACGATTGAAGCCCGTCGAGACGGAAGCGAAGATCATGTCGGCCACGACGCAGAACTTGCCGAATCAGGCGGATGTTGCTTCTAAAGAGTTCGACAAACGCGTTAAAGTCGCGGAGTTGATGCTGAAAGAAGCCGATATCAAGAACAAAACCAAGATTGTCGAGTTGCAGATGTCCAAAGCACGCGACGGTATAGCTGGGCTTGAGAACCAGTTTCTACAAGAACTCAAGGAAGGGCTTAAATAATGGACATCGAAAAGGTTTTTGAACTCAGCGACGACGATCTGACGTTAAAGAGCGCCACGAACGCGGTTTACGAAGCACGCGAGATGCAGAAAAAGCGCCTGAGCGAGAATGTTCAGGCGGTTTTGCAAGCATTGACGCAAATGAAGTCGTCGATTGAAGGTAAGTACGACGATATCGCGGTTGCTCTCGAAAATCGCATTGCAAACATCCGTGATGGTGTCGATGGCCGCGATGGTGTCGACGGTCGACCCGGCCGCGACGGCCGTGATGGCAAGGACGGCGCGCCTGGACGTGCTGGCCGTGACGGTGCGGCGGGTCGAGACGGTATCGACGGTCAAGATGGTGTGTCGGTCGTCAATGCGTACCTTGATTTTGACAACAGCTTGGTGATTGAGCTGTCGAATGGCCGCCAAGTGAACGTCGGCGAGATTCTGCCGCCAGACATCTCCGATCGCTTGAAGGTCATCATCAATCAAGGCGCCAGCGGTGGTGGCGGTGGTGGGGCATCACTGCCCGATCAGACGGGGAACGCCGGGAAGTTCCTGACCACCGACGGTAGCGAAGCGTCGTGGGGTACACCTGCGGGCTCGGGCGATGTCGTTGGTCCTGCGTCTAGTACGGACAACGCGATTGCTCGATTCGATAGCACGACTGGCAAGCTGCTTCAGAACTCAGTCGTCACGGTGTCGGACACTGGCGCGGTTGCTGGTGTGACATCACTAGCTACTGCGAGTTATGTTGACTTCAATACGTCGCCAACCGTTACTAATGCTGCTGGTCGACTGTATTGGGACAGCACACAGAAGACGTTGAGTGTTGGGTTGACTACGGATATTGCTGCGGATATTGGGCAGACTCTGTATGCCTACGTGACGAATGACGAAGCAGTCACGATCAATAAGGGCCAGCCGGTCTATATGTACGCTGCGCAAGGCGACCGCGTATCGGTCAAACTTGCGTATAACACGGGCGACGCAACATCTGCCAAGACATTGGGTGTTTGTGCAGAAAATATTGCCGCAGGACAGACTGGTCTTGTTCTATGCCAAGGTGTGCAAGACGGATTAGATTTGAGCGCGTACACCGCAGGCGACACGCTGTATCTGGGTTCAACTGCTGGCACGCTGACTAATACTAAGCCGTATGCACCAAACCATTTGGTTTATATCGGTGTGGTTGAACGTGCTAACGCGGGCAATGGTCGTCTGTACGTGCGCGTGCAGAATGGCTTTGAGATGGATGAGCTGCATAACGTCTCAGCGCAGAACCCAACGAACGGCCAAGTACTGATCTATAACGAATCGACCAGTCTGTGGGAGAAGAACACGCTCACCGCAGGCAGTGGCATCACGGTCACTAATGGTGCTGGGTCGATTACGATTGCATCGTCTGGCGGCGGTGGTACTGGCGATGTCGTTGGGCCTGCTTCGTCGACCGACAATGCAGTGGCCAGGTTCGATGGCACGACGGGCAAGCTGGTACAGAACTCATCGTTTGTCGTTAACGACAGCGGCGAGGTGACCACGGGTGTCTGGAAAGGTACTGAGGTCACCGTGCCGTATGGCGGCACGGGTGTAGCATCGTTGACCGGCATTGTTAAGGGCAACGGCTCCAGTGCTTTTTCTGCGGCGACTGCCGGTACTGATTATCTCGAGCCGCCATCAGGCACCGCGATTCTGAAAGCAAACAGTGGTGGCGCTCTTGCTAACGCCACTGCGGGTACCGACTATCTTGCTCCGCCGTCTGGTACAGCGATTCTGAAAGCGAATAGCGGCGGCGCGCTGGCGAATGCCACTGCTGGTACGGATTATGTTAGCCCGACGGGTACTGAGACACTGACCAATAAGACGCTAACTAATCCTACGGTTACGAACTACGTCGAGACTCCGTTTACAGCGAACAGTGGTACGGCTATTACGTTGGCTTTAACTAACGGTACTGTCCAGATCATTACATTAACAGGTAACGCGACAATTACGATGCCTACAGCGACATCGGGTAAGTCGTTCCTGCTGATGTTGAAACAGGATGGTACTGGTAGCCGGACTGTTACATGGTCAACGGTGAAATGGTCTGCTGGAACTGCGCCTACGATTACTAGTACAGCGAGTAAACAGGATATTTTCTCGTTCTTTGCTGATGGCACTAACTGGTATGGCGTAACTGTTGCTCAGAACTACACTCCGTAATATATGTCTTACGTTTATATGTTAATTGACAGCAGAAACAATACGCCTTTTTACGTTGGTAAAGGTAATGGTGACCGCTGCAATTTTCATGTAAAAGAAGCAATATATTATAAAAAAAGAAAATCATTGAAGTTGAGCAAAATCCGTAGCATTCTTAATGATGGTCATGAAGTGACGGTCGTTAAAGTTGAGGATAATGTTTCTGATGAAATGGCTATGGATTTTGAGTGCTTATTGATAAGCGAAATGCGTAGTCATGGATTTGAACTTACAAACATGACCGATGGTGGAGACGGAGCGTTAGGCTATAAGCACTCGGAAGGTCATAAAGAATATATGTCTACCTTGCAGAAAGGTAGGGTTATTTCTGAATCTCACAAACTAAAAATGCGTAAGCCCAAATCTGATGAAGGCAGAGCAAACATAGCTAAAGCAAGAAAAGAGTCTACTTATATACCATCAACAGAAACAAAGTTAAAAATATCATTGGCACTAAAAGGTAGGATTAGTCCAATGAAAGGAAGAAAGCAGACTGAGGAAGCAAGACAAAAGATGAGTGTTTTAAGAAAAGGTATTAAAAAGCCTAGAGTTTTTTGCCCACATTGCGAGAAAGACATTGCTGTAAATACTGCTAGTCGCTGGCACTTTGATAATTGCAAGGAGAAAATATAATGTTCGCGGCTAAAAACACAGCAGCTCCTTCAGGCGAAGCGGTTTACATAGAATCGGTATTCTCGACGTACTTGTATACGGGGGATGGAAGTGGTTTTTCCGTTAATAACGGAATAGACCTGTCAACAAAGGGCGGCTTGGTTTGGCTGAAAGACAGAACATCAGCCAATATCCATGAACTTTTTGATACCGCTAGAGGTGCCACATATTTTCTAAGGTCTGATGCAACAAACGCCCAAGGCCAAAATAGCAATACTTTAACGTCATTTAATACAAACGGTTTTAACATTGGCGATGCCGCAGCCATAAATACATCAACCAATAAATACGTCTCATGGACATTCCGCAAACAAGCTAAGTTCTTTGATGTGGTGACTTATACGGGCAATGGCGCTTTTTCAAGAACTATTTCTCACAATCTTGGGTCTACGCCGGGATTCATAATTATTAAAGAAACTAGTCAAGCTGATGATTGGTGTTGTTTGGCTAGAGATAGTTCTGGAAATTACCAGTATCTATTTTTAAACCTTACCACAGCAACGCAAGGTTCTAGTTCGGTAGCCAGCACAGCGACTAGTACGACCGTTGATTTAGGGGTAATTCGCACTACTGGTTTTGGCTTAAATCAAATTAATGAAGGTGGCTTTACTTATGTAATGTATCTATTCGCTCACAACGCTGGTGGCTTTGGCGCTACTGGTGCGGACAATGTGATTAGCTGTGGGTCGTTTACGGCAGATGGTTCTGGTAATGCCACGGTGAACTTGGGGTATGAGCCGCAATGGGTAATGATTAAAGCATCAAGCACAACTGCTCCTTGGAATATGTTTGATGTTATGCGTGGAATGGCAGTAGGGGGGTCTGGTAGCAACAATGACCAGATTTTACAGGCTAACTCTTCTGGTGCTGAAACAGCAAGTTATGGCTGCGACCCATCTTCAACGGGGTTTATTGCTAATGGTTGGGGTGCCTCTCAAACCTACATCTACATCGCCATCCGTCGTGGCCCGATGAAAACGCCGACGAGTGGAACGAGTGTGTTTAGTCCAAACACCGCAACCGGAGTTCAAACATCTGGATTCCCGATTGATTTAACTCTTGGTGCGCTCCGTACAGGTGGCAGCAATGCTCAATATTCGTATGACAGGCTTCGTGGTGGCACTCAATACTTAATTACAAGCTCAACAGCGGCAGAAGCCAGCGGCACTTCACTTGGTTTTGATTCAAATACTGGGTTGACATATAGTTTCCCGGCTAATTATGTAAATTGGTTCTTCCGTCGCGCTCCCGGCTTCTTTGATGTGGCGTGCTATGCGGGTAACGGAAGCACTCAAAGTGTTACCCACAACTTAGCAGTAGAACCAGAACTTATTATTGTTAAGTGGAGAAGTGGCGGCGCAACAGCATATGATTGGCGCATATATCACAAAGATTTAGGTATAACAAAATGGGGCAAGTTTTCCTCTGATGCCTTTAGCACCGCATCTTCTCCATACCCTTGGGATACTCCAACAAGCTCGGTATTTAAACTTGGAGATGGCTCAACATGGCTTTCTATTAATGGGTCTGGAAGAAATTTCGTCGCGTACCTATTTGCTTCTGTGTCGGGCGTATCCAAAGTAGGCAGCTACACCGGCACAGGCACGACGCAGGTCATTAACTGCGGCTTTACTGCAGGCAGTCGGTTCGTGATGATTAAGCGTACTGACAGTACGGGCGATTGGTACGTTTGGGATACGGCTAGGGGCATCGTTAGCGGTAACGATCCTTACTTGCTGCTAAACGATACCGCCGCCGAAGTGACCAGCACAGACTACATTGACCCTGCTAACTCTGGTTTTGAGATAAGCAGCACAGCACCAGCAGCGATTAACGCTAACGGTGGTTCCTTCATTTTCTTTGCAGTGGCGTAGAGGACAACTATGGAAATCAGACTTAGAACAGGGCAAGTGATGACAGAGAGCGAGTTTCGCGCTGCTCATCCGAACACCAGTTTTCCTCAACAGCTGACGGTTGAGCTGCTGGATGGCTTTGATGCTGATCCGGTATTAAATGGCGCACAAGCACAGCCAACGAGATACCAGACTGCTTATCGTGATGGTGTCGAGGAAATCAATGGGCAGTGGTTTACCAAGTTCTCCGTTGCGGATATGGACGCTGAAGCCATTGCCTCTATTGATGCAAATCAGGCAAAATCTGTACGAGACGAAAGAAACCGTAAGTTGACTGCTTCTGATTGGACTCAGGTTGCTGATGCTCCGGGGGATCAAGCGGCTTGGGCGACCTACCGCCAGGCGCTAAGAGACATGCCAAACCAAGAAGGCTTTCCTTGGGAAGTGACTTGGCCAGAGGAACCCTAATGGACCCAAAATTACAAAAATACTATGAAGAGCGATTTGCCATGATGGCAACGCAGGGGTGGTTAGATTTGCAAGAAGATATCGATAATATAATAGCTTCCTTGCAGAACATTTCTGTGATAGAAGGCGAAAAAGATTTACAATTTAAGAAGGGCGAATTGTCCATTCTCACTTGGCTGAAAAACCTAAAATCGGTCAGCGAACGAGCATATGAGGATTTGAATGCGCCGAATGTATGAATTTCTCTGCGAAAGCGGAGTAAAGATCGAGCGACTTGCTGATTATGAGCAGCAAATCGTTTGTTGTATGTGTGGCAAGTCAGCCCGCCGCACAATTTCGAGTCCGAATTTCAAGCTCGAGGGGTGGTCAGGTCATTTTCCAACTGCGTATCACCAGTTTGACCGAAAACACCGCGAAAAGTTAGAATCGGAACGCAAAGCAAACGGATAAACCCACGCGGCCCCGTTTAATCCTGGGAACCAAAAGATGGCAGGAAAAGGAACCAAAACATGTTGATTGACAAAGAACCTGAGATGCCTAGCGAGTTGGAGGCAGAGGAAGCGAAACTACCCGAAGCAGTAGCCGAGTCTAAGCCGGAATTACCGGATCGGTACCGAAATAAGTCGCTTGAGGACATCATCAAGATGCATCAAGAGGCCGAAAAGGTCATCGGAAGACAGGCGCAAGAAGTCGGGGAAGTGCGGAAACTGGCAGACGAGCTAATCAAGCAGAATCTCGGCGCGCGGCAAACAACTGTTGAAAAAGAAGAGCCGGAAGTAGATTTCTTCGACGACCCGAAGAAGGCGATTCAGAAGACGATCGAAACGCATCCTGACGTGCTGGCCGCCCGCGAGGCGTCAGCGCAGTTCAAGACGCTACAGGCAAGGCAAAAGCTGGCGCAGACACATCCTGATTTTGAGCAATTGCTTCAAAGTGAGGACTTTGCAAACTGGGTTAAGTCGTCTCCAGTGCGCATCGAGTTGTACGCCAAAGCAGACAGCCAAGCTGACTTCGATTCGGCAAACGAATTGTTCTCTACCTACAAAGAGTTGCGCAACATTCGTGGTGAACAGGCCAAACAGCAGGCAACTGCTGCACGCCAGCAGACTATGAAGGCCGTGCAAGTCGATAGTGGTGGAACCGGGGAGAGTTCGAAGCGAGTTTACCGACGTGCTGACCTTATTCGGCTGAAAATGACCGACCCAGCCCGATACGACGCGCTGTCCGAAGAAATTATGGCGGCCTACGCGGAGGGAAGGGTCAAGTAAACTTTTGACCTCAAGGAGTTAAACATGGCTAATACAGCTTTTTCCCCAGCAAATAGCGTTACCCCAACAACAGCAGCAACCTTCATTCCAGAGATTTGGAGTGATGAGATTATTGCCGCCTACAAGAAGAACCTCGTTCTGGCCAACCTGGTCATGAAGATGAACTTCAAGGGCAAGAAGGGTGACACCGTCCACATCCCAGCACCGACCCGTGGTTCCGCATCGGCCAAAGTATCGACCGACGCAGTGACCCTAATCGCTGCAACTGAATCCGAAGTCCAGGTATCGATCAACAAGCACTATGAATATAGCCGCTTGATCGAGGACATCGTCGAGGCGCAGGCGCTGAACTCGCTGCGTCAGTTCTACACTGCCGACGCTGGTTATGCACTGGCTCGCCGTGTTGATACTGATCTGGTGCAGCTCGGCCGTGCATTCAACGGCGCAACCGTTGGCACCGACGACTATGCAACTTCGGCATCGTCGACCAAAGCCTACGTCGGCTCGGACGGCACCACCGCGTACAACAGCTCGACATCGAACGCTGCTGCACTGACCGATGCTGCTATCCGTCGCACGATCCAGCGTCTGGATGACAACGACACCCCAATGGATGGTCGTTTCTTTATCATCCCTCCATCGTCGCGTAACACCCTGATGGGTCTGGCACGCTACACCGAACAGGCTTTTGTGGGTGACGGCAGCGCCATCCGCAACGGTGAGATCGGTAACCTGTACGGTATTCCTGTGTTCGTCACTTCCAACGCCGACTTCGGTGCTGGTAACGCGGGCGCTGACCGTATCTGCTTGATGGGTCACCGCGATTCGATGGTACTGGTTGAGCAGATGGCAGTTCGTTCGCAGACTCAGTACAAGCAGGAATACCTCGGTACCCTGTTCACTGCTGACACTCTGTACGGCGTTAAGGCAATCCGTACTGCGGCCTCGACCGGCGCAGCGCTGTCGTCCTCGGCATTCGCTCTGGCTGTTCCAGCCTAATTGAACTCCCCCGGTGAAAGCCGGGGGGCTAACCTAATTAGGAGGACATCATGGCAAATGCAACTTCCGTGACCGTTCGTGCTGGTTCTGACCAGTTTCGCGGTCTGTATTCTGACACTTGGCTGGTAAAAGCCACGCTGAACGCCGATAGTTTGGTCGACGGCGCTGGCGACACCGACACTGTTGCCGTTCCAGGCGTTGCCTTGGGCGACATGGTGTTAAGCGCTTCATTGGCTGTCGACGTAGCAGGTCTGATCGTGACCGGTTATGTCAGCGCGGCTGATACCGTCAGCATCCGTTTCCAAAACGAAACTGGCAGCACTGTCGACTTGGCGTCGGCAACACTGCGTCTGGTTGTCGTTCGTTCCATCGCGTAATACCCGGGGGCTTCGGCCCCCGATCTCACTTCTGGAGGCAACATGGCCGCGACATTCCGCTGCTTGCAAAGCGGGCAAACTGTTACGTTTACGCTCCAGCACGATATTGACAGCATGAAAGGCCACGCTGGATACGTCCGTGTTGATGAAGACGCTCCCGTGGAGGATGACACCAGACAAGTCGTCATGACGCCGCCAGAGTACGCGCGTCGTCCTGGCCGCCCAAGGAAAGAGCATGTCGGAAATTGATCCAAGAGATTTTGGCAAGCTGGAGGCGCAAGTCGAAGCGTTGCAGAAAGAAGTCCACGGACTTCGCGATGACGTCAAACAGTTGCTGGAGATGGCCAACAAATCCAAAGGTGGATTTTGGGTTGGTATGTCGGTCGCGTCTGCCATCGGCGGCGTCATGACCTTTGTAGCAGATCGTCTATTTTTTAAGGGGTGACATCATGCCAATGGTTGATGGAAAGAAGTACCCGTACACGAAAAAGGGCAAGCAGGCGGCGGCTTCTGCCAAGATTAGCAAGCTGCGCAAGGAAGGCTACCCGCAGAAACAGGCGGTTGCGATTGGTTTGAGCATGGCAGGATTGGCCAAGAAGAAGGCCAAAAAATGAAGACGCCAGCTTGGCAGCGAAAAGCCGGTCAAAACCCTAAGGGCGGCTTGAACGCTAAAGGCCGAGCGTCTTATAATGCAGAAACAGGGGGAACCCTGAAATCGCCGGTCAAGTCCGGCGACAATCCGAGACGAGCTTCTTTTCTCGCAAGGATGGGCAACATGCCCGGCCCAGAGCGTAAAGACGGCGAGCCCACCCGGCTGCTGTTGTCGCTTCAAGCCTGGGGCGCCTCATCCAAAGCTGATGCAAAGGCAAAAGCTAAAGCTATTTCCGCAAGGAATAAGGCGAAGAAAAAATGACTTATCTCGAACTTATTAACGAAGTCCTCGCGCGGCTGCGCGAAACTTCCGTCCAAACGTCGACGCAGACGTCTTACTCCTCGCTTATCGGTCGGCTGGTGAACGACGCCAAGCGCCAAGTAGAGGACGCCTATTCTTGGAATGTGCTGGCGCAGACCATTGCCATCTCGACCACCGCCGGCACTTACGAATACAGCATGACGGGGGCGGGGCAGAAGTTCCGTTCGGACGAGGTGCTCAATGTGACCGATAACGTCATTATGCGCAACATCAGCAATTCGCAGATGCAACGTAAGCAGAACTTCTCGACGCCCACTAGCAGTTCACCAACGGAATATGCTTTTGATGGTGTCGACGCGTCTGGCGATACCAAGGTCGTCCTATACCCACGGCCTGACAACGTATATAGCTTGAAGTTCTTTGTTTACGTCCCGCAAGACGATTTAGTTATTGATAGTGACGTCTTGTTGGTCAAACCAGAATTGGTGGTTCAGAGCGCATATGCCCGCGCGTTGGTTGAGCGCGGCGAAGATGGTGGACTGAGTTCGTCGGAAGCCTTTGCACTGTACCGCACGATGCTGTCGGACTACATCGCCTTGGAAGTGTCGCGTTACCCTGAGTTTCAGGAGTTCGTGCCGACATGAGCCAGCCGATCCGTACCTTCAGCATTTCAGCGCCAGGTTTCTATGGCCTGAATACACAAGACTCGCCGCTAGACTTGGCGTCGGGCTTCGCGCTGACGGCCACGAATTGTGTCATCGACCAGTACGGCCGTGTCGGCGCGCGTAAAGGGTGGACGAAGGTAAACAGCAGCTCGGGCAACCTAGGCGCAAACGCCGTCGGCGTCATTCATGAGCTGGTGCAGACAGACGGCACGTTAACCGTACTGTTTGCCGGCAACAATAAAATATTCAAGCTTGGCACTTCCAACGCGGTCACCGAATTGACCTACGGGGGTGGCGGCACCGCGCCGACGATCTCTGCAAGCAATTGGCAGTGCGCGTCGTTGAGCGGCATCACGTACTTTTTCCAGACTGGCCACGACCCGCTGATCTACGATCCGGCCGTCAGCACGACGACCTACCGCCGCGTTAGTGAAAAGACCGGCTACGTATCGACGGTTCAGCAGGGCGACATCTGCATTTCCGCTTATGGTCGCTTATGGGTTGCAAGCACAGCGTCTAACAAGTCGACGGTGTACTTCTCCGATCTGTTGTCGGGCCACATTTGGAGTACCGGCACGGCAGGCAGTTTGAACGTGAACACGGTCTGGCCGAATGGGCCGGATGAAATTACAGGACTGGCTGCACATAACAACTTCCTGTTCATCTTTGGTAAGCGCCAGATATTGGTCTACCAAGGTGCTAACTCGCCATCGACGATGTCGCTGTACGACACAGTGGGTGGTATCGGTTGCATCGCGCGCGACTCCATCCAGAACACCAATACCGACGTAGTGTTCTTGTCGAACAGCGGCGTGCGGTCTATCTCCAGAACGATTCAAGAGAAGTCCGCGCCGTTTAATGACTTGAGCAAGAACGTCCGTAACGATTTGATGGCTGTAGCACTGGGTGAAGTGCCAAGCAGCATTAAAGCCGTTTACTCTGAAGTTAACGCGTTCTACGTGGTCGCATTCCAGACTTCTGGCCGCGCGTTCGTCTTCGACACTCGCGCACCGTTGCCCGATGGATCGCTGCGTGCCACCGAGTGGGATCACATTGAGCCTACTGCGTTACTGGCCAAGCGTGACGGCACGTTATTGATCGGCCAGACGGGCTACATCGGCGAATACGATGGCTATTTGGATGACACGAATACCTACCGGTTTTCCTATTACACAAACCATGCTGATTTAGGTGACCAGAACATCACGTCGATATTAAAGCGGATCAGCGTGGTGGTGATTGGCGGATCGAATCAGTTTATTACACTGAAGTGGGGCTTTGACTTTAGTGAGAACTATCTGTCGCAAAACGTGCAAATCCCTGCGCAGAATGTGTACGAGTACGGCATCGCCGAGTACAACATTGCTGAGTACGCCGGTGGGGTAGCGCTTCAAACTTTGTACGGCCAGGGAAGTGGATCAGGCAAGATCGTGCAGACAGGTTACGAAGCCGACGTTAACGGGTATCCGTTGTCTATTCAGAAGATTGAAATTCAGGCCAAGAATGGCCGCGTAAGTTAAGGAGTTTAACGTGAGCAATTACACCAAATCAACTGACTTTGCGGCCAAGGACGCGCTGTCTTCAGGTAACCCAGCTAAGATCGTCAAGGGTACCGAGATTGACACCGAGTTCAATAACATTGCGATTGCGATTGCCACAAAAGCTGAAAGCTCTGCTACAGGTTCGGGTAATGTTACCGGCCCTGGGACATCTAACGTCGGCGCGGTTGCTACCTTCGCTAATACCGACGGTACACTGCTTGCGAACAACTCTGCGGTCACTATTTCGTCAGGCACAATCACCGCGACAGGTTTCTCGGGCTCCGGCGCATCGTTGACGTCGCTTAGTGCGAGCAATATCTCTAGCGGTACGCTAAGTGCAAGCCGCCTACCATCTACCGCACAGACGACGGACACCGCGCAAACGGTGTCGGGTGAGAAGACGTTTACCGGCACAATTGGCGTCGGCGCTACTAACCCGGCCGCCGGATGGAACTTGTATTGCCAACAGAACTCCACCAACCCCGGCGCGGTGTTCTTCAACAATAACTCAAGCGGCTATGCACAAGCTAACGTCGTTGGTTCTGGCATCACGCAACTGGTACTGTTTCAGAAGTCCAGCACATCGGCGGCCACCGGCACGCTGACTGATGTCGGTTCGATCACGACCAGCGGCTCATCAACGTCGTACAACACGTCATCCGACTATCGTCTGAAGACGGATGTCGTGCCGCTATCCAATGCGATCACGCGGCTTAAAGAGTTGTCGCCGTATCGATTCAAGTGGATTGCGACACCTGACGCGCCAGCCGTTGATGGTTTCTTGGCGCATGAGGTGTCGCCTGTCGTGCCAGAGGCCATCGTTGGTGAGAAGGACGCAGTGAAGGCGGACGGATCGATTAAGCCGCAGGCGATTGACCAGGCGAAGTTGGTGCCGCTGCTAGTCGCCGCGTTGCAAGAAGCGGTTGCACGGATTGAAGCATTGGAAGCGCAATGATTACGCATCACTTTTCTGACGGGCTGTACGCTAAAGAAATACGTGTCCCAGAAGGCACGGCGATTCTCAAGCATACGCATGACTTTAGCCACCTGTCTATTTTGGCAGAAGGCATGGTCGCGGTGATGATCGGGGATTCTGTAGATATTGTTCGTGCGCCAGCATGTATCGAAATTAAGTCTGGTGTAGTGCATGGCGTTAAGGCTGTTACGGATTGTGTTTGGTATTGCATACACGCCACTGACGAAAAAGACCCGTCAAAAGTGGACGATGTATTAATCGGAGGAAAGTGAAATGCCTATTTTTTCAGCGCTCATAGGGGGCGGCCTTGGCCTGTTAGGCAGTTCTATGCAAGCAAGCGCTGCCCAAGACGCGGCGAGTACAAGCGCTGACGCGCAACTCGCCGCCGCGCGTATTGCTGCTGAAGAGGCGCGCTTTAGGCCGGTCGGCATAACGACGCGGTTTGGCGGCAGCACCTTCGGGTTTGACGACCAAGGCCGGCTGACTAGTGCAGGCTATATCCGTTCGCCGATGCTGGAAGACTATCAACGTCGACTAGAGGCGTTGACGGGGCAACGACTAAGCGAGGCTGAACAAGCAGGCGCGTTATACAACCCCTTACGTGGTGCTGGTACCTCTTTAATGGATTTGGGGCAACAGTACCTAGCTGAATCGCCGCAACAAGTCGCCGAGAAATATATGGCAGGCCAGATGGACTTGCTGACACCGACGCGCGAGCGTCAATTGGCGGGCTTACGCACTAACCTATTCAACACCGGGCGTACTGGGCTATCCGTCGGCGCAACTGGTTTGCGTCCTGGTGGCGGTGAAGGGTTAAGAGCAGCTAATCCTGAAATGGAAGCGTATTACAACGCGTTAGCGCAACAAGACGCAGCGTTGGCGACAGAAGCGCAGAAGCGTGGTCAAGAGCAATTGGCATTTGGCACTAGCCTGTTTAACACCGGCGCTGGTTTGCTTGGTCAATATGAGTCGGGCGTCACCGGCGCGTTGTCGCCGTTCATGACGACGTTGGGGGGTGTCTCTTCGATAGAAGACCTTGCGATGCGTCCGTTGGATATCGGCGCGCAGTTGGGCGGACGCTCGGCGACCGCAGGCGGCAACGTCGGTCAGTACCTGTACGGTGGCGGTGTCAATGCAGCTCGCACAATGCAGCCTGCCAACATGCTGAACCCGACCGCATCGTTCTTGCAAGGGCTTGGCTCAAACCAAGAGTTTATTTCTGGTCTAGGCAATTTATTTAGCCGTGGGTTTAACACCCCAAGTTACTCCGCGCAAGACTATGCACAGTTTGGAAATATTTATGGGCCTGGAGGCGGTATATCTGGCAGTTGGGGATACTAAGGAGTAATTATGGCAAGCGAAATCTTAGGCCTGTTTGCATCACCAGAACTGTACCAACAGCAGCAAGACGCGTTGATGCAGCAGCAGGCAGCGCAGTACGCTAATCTTGACCCATATCAGCGCGCTGAGTATGGTGCGTACTTAGGTGGCCGTCGATTGGGTGCTGCGTTAGGCAGGATGCTTGGTGGCGAAGACCCGCAACTAAAGATCATCAGCGCGCGTCAGTCTGTCATGCAGAACGTCGA